CCGTCAGCGACGGCGTACCGAAGCCCATGCGGGCCGCGATGTTCGTAAACGCATCGAAGCCCTGTACCCGATTCGGAGGCGGCTGCAAACCAAGCCCTACTGCACGCGCATCCTTCGCTTCATACGCGCGACCAAGCCGCGCCCCGAGAGCGCGGTGCTTATTGATCGGTATGGGTGCCGTGGACATTCAGTAGTGACCTGTTACATGGCGTAACGTGAAGCGACATGCCGTTACGCCATATTGGTTTAGATGACGGTGTGGACGCGATACGAACAGTCAATCTGCCCGGTTGCACCGGTCCCAGCAGCGAAATCGGCAGTCGCCGCGTTCATCCATATACCGAGATTCTGAAGCGATGTATTAGCCGTCACCGGGATCGCGCCAGCAAGAACCGAAGTTGTATGGCTGGCTGCAAACGTAGTCCAAAATGTTGCTGCGATAGTTGTCGCCATTGCGTTGGTTGTGGCCGAAGTCGAACCGTAACCAATCGTCACCGCGCCGCCACCAGTAAATGCCGCCGAACCATACTTCAGGTCAAGAATGCAGGACTGCATCTCGATCATGGTCCCCGCGCCCTGCGCTGGAAGGATCGACACCCCGACAGAGTTCAATGTCTGCAATTGAGAAAGAGTCAGCGGGATCGAAACGAACTGCGTCGTATTCGCGGCAAGCTGCGTTGATGTGATCGACCCAGCGTTGATCTGACCACCGGGGATAGCCGTGCAATTCATGCAATTGATTGGCGGCTGCGTCAGGACCGTGCCTTGACCAGTCGAGCCAATCCACCACACCCCATTACCGATACTCTGCTGTGCGTTCAGCCACAAACCAGTGGCACAAATAACAGCGATCAACGTCGCCAATGGAGCGTATTTTTTCATAGAAGATTCCTTTTGACTGTCAGGCTGCTTTGCGCTGATAAAGATGCTGGAATGCCGTCCGGTTCATCATCGTGACCGAACCATTCCGATAAACCCTATGAGGCCACGTAACCTCATCAAGCGATACCAGAGGTAGCGGTTCGCATCGGCAATTCGGACATTCCCCGCTGTGATATTTCCCAAGCGTGCTCTTTTGCCCGATTAATACTTCCGGCGACGGTGGATCGTTCCAGAACACTATAATGTTGTTCATCTTGCGATGCGATTCACGCACGCGCCGGTCATTCGATGTGATCCAAACGTAAGCCGGTATGTCCAGGTCTTCTGAACGGACCCGCGTCACTTCCGTGTGCGCTTTGGATATTTCCGTGCGGGCGATCAGTTTGATCTTGTTTGCGGTAAGCTCCGCGCACTGAACCCGCAACATCTTCATCAGGTCGCCGGTTCACTTGCCCTTCCCGGCTTCCTCCGCTGCGTAGCGCGTGACCTTTTGCGCTAAATCATACGGGATAGATTTAATGAGCTTCGCGTTCTCATCCAGAAGATTCCGGTATGCCTCCCGCATGGCGGGCCGGTTCATCTCCTGCTGCAATGCCCCATATATACGCCGCGAGTGCGTGGCTTTCATCACGGCTTCACGCCATGATTTCGCGCTAGTGAACGCGACTCCCGAAACCATGCGCTCTGCGGTACGTTCCGCCGCTTTCTGGAATTTCGGGTCTTGCGCTATCGCTTCAAGTGCCTGACTGGTTGGTTCTGAGGGCCGGAAACGCTTAAACAACTTCAGCATTTCCCGTTCGTACAGGTCGATCAATCGACCCCAGGGTTTCTTTTCAATCGCCGTCTTGACTGGTTTTTTTGTCGGCATTGTCTCGCCGTGCGCTGAAAGCGTAATTGGAGAACCCGCCGGCCAAGGTCGCCAGCGCAGTCAAAATCGGCATCAAACCGTAACTTGTCTTTTCTTCCACTTTCCCCAACGCCACCGCACCGGCCAAAACTGCCAGAATCAGCAACAGGCAAAAGCCGAAGATCATCCGCATCCGATCAGAACTCAATCAGCACCTTCCGGCACGCCAAAGTCATCGTTCGCGCGAAACGCCGCCCATTGCGGAAGTCCATTCGGGTCGGGAGGCCATGAGTAAACAAGATCACTAGAAACCGGAACGGACACATGCCCGCATTCCCACCACAGAAATACAGTACCAAGAACCATTCAGGACCACTCTGGCAGGTCTATCGTCTGCCCCTTAAAGCCATGTGAACGAGCTTGCTCATAAAAATCTACGCAGAATCATCATCGGTGATGATGAGTGCAACGGCACCCACCACCAACAACATGAGAACCACCATTACGAAGCGGACGGTGCCGCTGGAGCAGCTGCGGGAGCAGCAGGAGCCGGCGTCCAGATTCGACTGAACCTTTTTCAGGCTGGCAACAGCCGCCTCAATCGCCGCCGAATCGTTATTCGCCTGCGCTGCTGTAATCGCTGCTGTAATCGCTGCGGTTGCTGCCGCAATCTCCGCAATTGCGCTGCTGGTAAGCGCGGCTACTTCTGCGTTCAAATCGTCAATAGCTGCCATGATGTATTTATTCTACTTCTTGATTTCCTGAACATCAACCAGAATTACTTCCAGTATTAGTCTTAACTGATCGAAACTATCCATGCCCTACCTGTCATCCCGGCTGCGGTGCATGGATGACCGATAATGCCCGTTGCCATCAGCCTGTCGAATCCCGCTAAGGTGAAGCATGGATGTGTGCGTCGGACCAAATCGCTGATCCAGTTGTTCCATCACGCTATCGAAATGCTCTTTCGGTTTCGGCTTCAATGCCTGCGCGGCACGGTCAAAAAAATCTGGTTGCTGCTGTTTCATGCGTTCACTTCCAATGGTCTAAATTGCCAGCGACGATATCGCTGATCCAAATATACAACGGGCGAGCGACACAGGCCGAACCGAAAATAACCAGAGCAAGGCCAAAACCAATTACAGCGTCCCGAATCGTCATGCCGCCAACCTCCAACTAGGAATTCGCGTATTCACAAAGTACCGGCACGCATCCGGCGCATGGTCGTGCGCTTTAATCGGCTGCTCGCGCCCGTTATCGGCCCGCTTCGTGTCCCACGCATACGCATTCATTTCACGGATGAGGTTAACGCACCGCCGATGGATTCGCAACTTTTTACGATTCAACATCGTGCTTACTTTGCGGATACCCTCAAGAACTTCATTATCGGCAGAGGTAACGAAGATGCCCTTCTGCGTCAGTTCCGCCCGAAAAGAAGCCGCGCTCGGATCAAGAATCACGCCCGCCCATTCCCGCTGATCGACTTGCTTCTTCTGCTCACCGAACACCAGTGGATCGTTGCCGTTCATGAAGTCCATCAAATCGGCAGCATACTCAGAATCCGTCTTCTGCCGCATCATTGACCGGCTATCCCAATAGTATTCCCTGTCCACCCATACGGTTGTCCCGTCGTCGTATATGTCCAGATAGACCATCGGGTTGACTGTTCCGAAATCAATGGCAACCCAATGCTCGACGTGATTGTTCCGCCGCTCCAAGCCTGCTGGCCGGCCATTGGCGTGATCGTAGAAAATATCATCCGCAATCACATCCCGGTAAATCGCGCCCTCGGCAATGACCCACAATCCGAGGATGTTTCGCTGGTAAAAAACACCAGTGAATGACCGCTTCAAGAAGTCCTTGTCTTTATCGTCAATATTCGGGTTATCGTCCATCGTGTAGTTGTCGGACCACACATAACCAGCGGCCCGCAACTTCTCGTTGTCTATATACTCCGACTTCAGATAATGGAATGGATCGGCGGGGTTCGTCGTCCCCCACATTCGTGATTCAGGCAAGGACAATCGGGAGACGGCCATATCGAAGAAGCTCTTAGGGTAGAGCGTCAATTCGTCGCCAAGCCAAATCCCCACCGTCGAACCTTTGATTTTAGCGTGCGCCCCTTCGTCACCCGCCCCGTATACCATGAACGGACGCCGGTAAATGAACAGTTCGCCGGATTGCTGATTGTACTGAAAATTCGCATCCCCAACGAATGACTGAACATCGTTCAGGATATTGTTCTTGGCCGATTGCTTGGTTTTGCCGGTAATCATACCGACGCCACCAGGCCACCATCCCGAACGGAGCCAAACGCATAACTTCGCGTTAGTGGTCTTCGTTTTGGCACTACGAATCGAACCAACCAAAAAGTTCAAGCGAGCGTCATCAACCGGATGCCGGCGGATAAATCGCCGTGCCCGCTCGCCGAAAGGCCGCAAGCCGGTAATCGGTCCACCGGTCGGCGGCAGCACAAATGGCTTTTTCTTTGCCTCGCTACCAGATTCCGACACGGCTAAATCCTAAACAGCCAGGATAGCAATTTAGAGAAACCAGATTCCCGCTTCACTACTTTCGGGCAATGCGGACAGTCAACCATCTGAATCAAGCTATGCAGCAACCGGACGCGATGCCCACACTCCAGCGTCACAATCTCAGTGTGCGGTTCTCGTACTGATGTAATTCGCTTCAACATCCTGTTTCGCTTTCCTGCGCCGCATCCACTTGTCTAATCCTAACGCACGGATTTCCTGTTTGAATTTCACTCGCCGAACATCGGCACGATCCAGCAAGTCAGCCAAAGTTGTTACTTTCCGTTCATCCTTCATGAATCGCCCCGCATTTATGACACGACGTACAAGCCGCGCAAGTGACAAACGGAGCCGGGAAGTACACCACGAACTCTTCGCCGCCGCATTTGCATTTCAGCTTATACGGTTCCGGTTCATCGGCTTCCGAGAAAGGATAACCCTCCTCGCCATACGACGGCGGATAAATATCGAAATCGAAAGAATTGGTGGGCGAAGCCATAGTTAACACGTCCCCCCGGACTCGTTTCCTGACTGGCCTTTCTCGCCCGTAATTATTACACAACTCATCAGAATATTACGCGCCCAAACCGAAACGCTGATTACCCCGCCGGCCCTAGCCGCCGCCTCAATCGCTGCCAGTTCGTCACTGGTCAATCGAACATGCAGTATTCGATCTCTACGCCCATCACGTGCCGGCCTTGCCATACGCAAAACTGTATCACAGAATGGCCGTCCAGTGTCCGGTTATTCCCCGGCCCTTACGCTATCGGACAAGCAACTTGTCCAGTGCGTCATGCATTCGACGACGATAATCCATCGCGTCCGTCTTCGGCTTCTCCCAATTCCGACACGACCAATATTCCGCCGATGTGATCGGCTTCTTCGCTGCGGGATCGTCGCAATGATGCCGCTCCCGATACGCCGCCCGCCGCTCCGGGTTGCCGCGCTTGATCGTGTACCCACGAGCACCGAAATTGACTTTCCTGATATTGCCGGTCTCGGGGTCGCGGACGTAAACCTTGTACTTCTTCACATCCCCAGGCATGATCTTGTTCAGCTTAACTTCCCGCCCGTGATACTCCGCCATTGCCACTCACTTTTCATCGACCATGATTCGCGCCACCTTCA